GTATTTTTTGGGTATCCTCGAACTCGGTGGTATGTGGCATTTCCCTTAAATAAAATTCGGGTTCTTTTACTTTGTGAAGGTCAAAGGAAAATATACCTATCGGAGTGGAGTTAATATACCGAACAGGTTTGCATTTTATCAGCTTATCCCACTTCATTTTCTCGATTAAGATAGTATCATAGTGCCTATGTCTGCACTTCAGTTCAATAGTTAAATTAAACTTAGGGGAGTAACCATCTCGGTAACTGAATTGGTCAGTCCTTTTCAGGTCGGGTATTACCGACTTGATTAGGTTAAAGAGTATCTGCTCGTTCATAGGAAGTAGTGTTTCATCCAATCATCTTCTCCGCAGATAACTCCTATCCATCCATCGGGATTACTATTCCTTCTTTCTTTTGCTTTTGCTTTCTCGCATTGAATACAATGGGGAGAGTAGTAGTTACCACTCTTGATAAAGTAAAAATCTCCTGAGTGTTTAGTCTGCTTACAGATAGTACATTTTTTCATTTGGTTAAATTATAGATGATTAAAAGAATGTCCGCTAAGTTCTGAGCCTCTTTGCCTTCGTAGTATTTGTATGCGTAAGGCTTGAAGTTTATTTGCTCTTGATCCATTTCTTGATACGCTCCTTCTTTCTTGTAGGCTGCTATTATTGATTCACAGACTGTACGTATAGACTTAAACTTCCTATACGTATTAAGGAAGTTCCTTCCATCTTTTTGATACTCGTTAGCGTAGTAGAAACTAAGGTTAATTAGATGCTGCTCGTATGTCATAGCGTATAGATTAAACTTACTCCGTTTACTTTGCAAGCCTTGAAGTAATCTCCTACTGCGGTTTGTTTTGCATATGGAACGTGATAGTTCTTCGCTATGTAAGGAGTACAAGAATCTCTGTCTATACGTTGGTCAAGGCTTAACCTGTCGTAGATGTCAGGATGAAATAGAGTTACATCTCCGTTATTCAAATAGCTTACATAAGCCTTATTCGTTTCTCTCATCCATTGCTCAGGACTTGTAGGATATCCGATGTCGGTTATTTGTAGACTCGGATTAACGAGAGGCTGATTCAGGTATCTATCGCTTTGCGAGTTATTATTAGTAAACTTACTAATCCAATTTAGTAAAGTGCGTGGATCAAGAGAATAGTAATCTCCGTAGTCTCCGCAGATACCATTCTCGAAGCACTCTATTACTTGCTTCATTGTTAGTTCTGGATAGCGAGTTCTGATTTTACGGATAACTAAATCCTCGGTCTCTTCGCTTACTTGCTTAAATGTTCTTAGATAGTCAAAGGCTGCGTTACTCATTTGTGTAAATTTCATTATAATAACAATCACCTAAAGTTAAATCGGTTTTCCCAATTCTATTAAAGCATATAGGATGAATAATAAGTGGATTTTGAGCATCATTTATTGCATTAACTATCTGCTCTTTCTCCATTGCTTTGGCTTGTTCTGCTATTCCATCAATATCGAAGCCTCTTAATCTCAAATTTGGGTCTTTTTTTATTTGCTCAACCAACCATTCTATTGCTGTTTGTTTCATAGTTCAGTAAATTTTCGGTTTTGAATTTCGTTTAGTTTCTCTTTAATTGATTCGCTGCGAACTTTAGATTCAGGTTTGATTCGGTTCAGCCAGGTGCTTACAGATGCTCTCCAGGACTTCATTTTATTTCTGCCTATCATCCATCCATTGGACTCGTAGTAGTTAATGAATTTCTCTGCTTCTATTTTACACTTTTGAGCATCGCTTAACTTCTCCTTCATTTCGTTGTAGACATCTGTATAACTCGGTGCGTTAAAGCTCTGAGATACTTTCTTAACTTCGATAGGTAGGTTATACTTCTCAAGAATCGAAATCACTTTAGCGTGAATCGGACTCGTAGGATTTAACTTCCCTCCGTATTGAAAGTCTATAAATCCCTTGCAGAGAATCTTTCCATCGGATAGCTTCTCGAACTGCTCGCCATCATCGACTAAGAGTAGATCATCTTCATCTACTTGCTCTCCGATATAAACGGAAGCGAGAGTATAATTAGGATGCCATAGACCTGCGATATCGCATTTATCTCGAACGTACTTTACAAAGCATTTCATCTTAGGGGATAGAGACATAAACCAAGCCTTATCCCATATCTCGGTATCGGTAAATCGTTTAGCCATTTTTTTCATTTTGGTATTGTTCAAAGGTAGAAAAACTATTCGTAACTATATCTTGATGAGCTTTTTTATATCCATCATTCCAAGCCTCTTTTAATTGTTCTTGCTCAAGACTTAAAGCGGTTTTCAAAATATACTCAACATCTTTAACTGAATCATCTAAAGATTTTATATCTGCGGATGAATGTATATTAGTTAATTCACTAAGCATCCAAGTACATATAGTTTGTCTCATACGTTTGATTTAGGTACTACAATAAAGTTCTTATATGGCACTCTCTGTATCTTAATGTGCGGTGGATATTCTTTAGCTACTTCCAGAAGATTGTTATAGTAACTCATAAAGACTATATCATTATTCTTAATGTAGTTCTTTATTTTGGTGTAGTGATAGCTTATTACGGAGTGGTCGTTATATCCGATAAGCCTTGCTATTTGAGTTAAAGTTACAGGGTAATTATGATATATGTAATGTCCGAGAGCCATTCGCATAGTTGATAGACTTACTGCTCCGACCACTTTTCTTTTCTTACCTCCAGATGTTACGAATAAATCTTTGCGAGTGATTCCATAGGACTCGCAGTATTTATCTACGAGTTCGATTAGTTGTTTAGTTTGTTCTTGATTCATATTGTTGTATTGTTTTGAAAATTTGTAAAGCTACTTGTGGTACTATTGCATTGCCTCCTGCTTTGATTGATTCTTTTCGCCATTTAGAAAAGGTAATTCCGTCCAATCTGTCGGAAAGCCCATCATTTCCAGTACAAAGTGGGGAGACAGATGGGAACGAGTCCCATTTATTCCGTTCAAAACTGAATTCAAATCGCTGTCCCCTTTCCAATTCTCGGATGGCCATTTTGGAACACAATCCGATGCTCTCGGTGTTGGTAGTATTCCCATTGCCATTGCTCTCGTTAATGTCACCGAGTGCATTGAACCCTCTTTGACTTGACTCGATTTCATCTCCGCAGTGGCATTTGTAGAGTCCATTGTTGTTGGAGTTGGAAGTAATCCCCTGAATTGAAGTGTCGCATATAAATTGCTGTTCCCCTTTATTCCCGATTCCCTTATCGGTTTCGCTACTCCATCCTTGCTTATATGGATTTGATTGTTGCATTGTTGTTCTCCTATCGCCGAAGCTGTTGGAGTGGGCAACAAACCATACCCGATCCCTTCGATGGGGAGCATTGACGGCTGCAGCTGGCAATACATACGGGAAAACTTCGTACCCTTCAGCTTCCAGGTCAGCTTGCACTTCGTGGAAAACCAATCCTCCTGACCAATTAACAAGGCCGAGAACGTTCTCGCCAACGACCCAACGGGGCTTAACTTCTCTAATGCATCTAAGCATTTCTGGCCAGAGATGTCTCTCATCTTCTTTGCCTTTTCGTTTCCCTGCCATTGAGTAGGGTTGGCAAGGGAATCCTCCTGTGAGAATGTCAATTCGGTTTGCATATTTTGTAAAATCGGTTTTAGTTATATCGTGAAAAGATTCAGCATTCGGCCAATAATGTTTCAATACTTTTTGACCAAACTCATTCCATTCACAATGAAATTTGTTTTCCCACCCCATCCATTCAGCAGCCAGGTCGAAGCCTCCTATACCTGAGAACAGTGATCCGTGAGTCATTTGTAGTAGTTTATTATTTCTTCAAGTTCGCTTCGTGTCCATTTCTTTAATGGATTCTCCAAAGCATATTCTTCTAATTCCTTTACGAACTCTTCTCCATATCTCGATACAAGTCCTAAGCGGTATCTAATAAGATTACCTGATAGAAACATATTGCATCTAATACATTGACCATTCGTGTTGTAGTATGCTAACGAATCTGGGAGACCGAATCTTAGTCCGCTATGTTGACCTTGTGAATGATAGTGTCCTGCTTGCTGAACCTCTGCTCCGCAAGAAATACACCCGAAGTCTTTATCTCTTTCTCGAACGTGTGCGTTGAACTTTTCCTGTGCTTTCTTTAATAGCTTCGGGAGAGGGGTTAACTTTTTCTTCGGAGAGTTTTTCATAGCGTACAAAGAAACGGTTTCCGTGATTGTTTACAAAACATAAGTCGAGGTCTTTTCTGATTACTTCTACCTTATCGCCTTTGCGACCATAGACTATCCGAGAAGCTGCTCCTATTATGTCTTCAGTTAGATACATTAGAAAGGTAAATCAGATTTCTTTTCTTTCGGCTCATAGGTATCAACTGAGACCTGGACATCTTTACCGAACTTATCTGGCTCTCCGAGTAGATTGATGTTTAGCTTAATGAACTTTGATCCATTGTACTCTTGGATGTAATCCTTAATCTTGTCAGGATTGATAGTAATTTGCAGCCAAGTGTCGTTCTTTTTTTTACCGCTTCCGCAGTAGATTTTTGTTTTCTTTTCCATTTTTTTTTGTTTTATGCTTTAGTTAAAATATAAACTTCATAATTATCGTTGTCCGAGTTTTTATTAAGATAAAAATTTAGATTCTCTGTTTGATTAAATTCAGCTTCTTTGTTATTATCATATAAAACTCCAAAATTTACTTCTGCATCTTGATCTAATTTACTAAGTATTAAAATTAAATCCTTAATGTAAAAAGATGGTTTACCAACAATTTGATGTAGTACGTTTAATTCCATAACATTTAATTTGATAGTTAAAAAAATGGGGGGACTTTCACCCCCCTGTAGGGTTAACGGTACTTCGCTCGGAATTCAAGAGCAGCTTTCTTCGTGGCGAAGTTTTTAGAAATCTGCTTTCCTTTGACTTTCAGACGTACTCGGTATGAGTTACCATCTTTTGAGATGTTTGCAGCTACGCTGCGATACGTGGTTGTTGCCATAGTTTAGGCTTTAGGGGTTAAGAAAATCAGTAAATATCTTCATCTTCTGATAGGATTTCATCCCAATCAAGTTCGTAAGCTTCTTTCAAAATTCGTTTAGCGAGGTCAGAATCTTTATCGACTCCGTTCCAATCCAGAACATCTAATCGGAAAAATCCTTGATGCGGTATGTGGTGAAGGCTTGCAGGTTCGGAATCTTCCCAATCTACTTCTACAAATAAATCGTAATGAGTGCATACTTCTGTTCCATCTTCTTGCTCATCCCATAGTTCGACTGTAATGTTTAGCTTTCTCATTTTAGTTTTTTGATGTGGTTAGATATTTCTTTTTGAGTAGGGTTAGTAACCTGGTCTAAAGGTAACTGCAAATCCTCTAAGCGAAACTGAATCTTCTGATAAGTTTCGTAGTTAACGCACTTCTCGATAGATTCAAAAGCTGACTCTCTCTGCTCTTCGGTTAAAGTAGTGTTGAATACTAAGTTACGTAGTATCTGCTTCTCAGCATCGGTAGGTACTTCGTGCTTATTTGTTGCATCAGAATCGGCAGTATCATCGATGGCGAAGAGACCATTCAAAGCATATTTCCGAGCATAGCTCGAGGATGCCCCAGAAATTTGACTGCCATCCATTCCTTTCTTTTGATCTTCTTCTCTGGCATAAGCTACGGACTCATAGGTCTCAGTTCCGTTAGAAATGCGTGCGGTTGATTTAATGTAAAATCGGTTTCCAATAAATACTACCTCATCGGTGAGCGTGAGGTAGAATCCGAGCGGATTGATTACAGGTTTAACGGCTTCTACGATATCCTCGCAAGAGCGATACTTGTACTTACCGAAGGAGTTAAACTGTCCTTTCGGTGCTTTAATTAGTGATTGAATTTTTGCTAACATATAGGTATTTTTTATTAATTTGATTCTTTTTGAATTAGCCAATCATAGAAAATATCTGCAATACCTAAAGCAGTTGCAGAATTAAATCCTGCACCGAAAATTACTGCTAATGATAAAGCTAATTGTCTATCAGATAAATTATTTAATGGCATTGATATTGTTTGCTTTTGCATATAGGTAGATTGATATTTGAAAAATAAGGAGGGGGAGAACCAAACCAGAACATTCAAAAAACTCCCCACTCCTGTCTCGGTTCATATTAGAGACCTCACCGAGATGGTCTGTTTCTTTGCTGATGAATGTATAATAACCATTCCGAGAAGTTCTTAGGCTCGTTTATTTTTGGTTGAGCCTTTATCTTGATTAATTTATCTCGGTGGATATATCGCATCCAAGCGTTGAACTTATCGCACTCTCTCTGGTTCTGTGCCATAGCTTGAGTATTGAAGGTCTAATCCGTAAGTAATACCTGCTGCGAACATAGTCGCACCAACGAGAGTCGAATCGTAATAGTCTGCGAATTTAATCGTAGTCCAATAAAGATGAGGGTCTTCGTTATTATCTTCAACAGATACTGATTCGATACCTGATAGATTACAGGTCTTAAGATACTCAGTAGCCTTTAGGCTTGTTAGAATTTTAATAGTCATTGTTTATTGTTTTTGGCGTTATTAAATACTTCGTTCCAATAGTTTTCCCATTCCTTTTTATCCTCTTGCCGGATAGTCCATATCTCGTACATCATCTTGAGGTAGAATCCGAAGATAAGTAAAAGAAATGAGTAAAGAAGAATCTCTTTCATAGCTGCTCAAGTTTAGAGGTTAGGAATAAGATTACTGCGAGAATCAGTAGGAACAGTCCTGGGTGTAGGTCTTTTTGCTTTTTCATTGGTTTAGTTTTTAAGGTTATTAATATTTATTGCAAACGTTCAAAAATAAAGAATCAGCAATCTCAACAGCTTTAGAGTAAGTATTTGCAAACTTTTCAATGAAGATTTCATTTTCTTCATCATATACCAATATAGAGAAGTTATCCATAAAGGTTTCTTCAATTTCACAAGTAATAATGTTAATTGAGTTTACCTTTTTTGTTTTGTAGATTGTAGATGTAGTCATTTGGTTTAGTTTTTAGTGCCTTTCGGCGTTTTTGATATATCAAAGATAAGGTCGACTTGTACACAATTCCAAATTTTTGGGCAACTATTTTTTAAGAAAGTTGCCGAAATCAGCGTATTTTACTGAAAATCAAGCATTTAGGCTTAAAAGTTTTTTTGAAAATAGTATTTTGATACCTATTTAATACCTATTGTATAGGGTATCTAGTACCCTATAAGCATAAGCATAAGCAGTGGATATGGAAGAATAAGAAGATAGGAAGAAGAAGAAGATAATGACAAGGAGGATTTTTGAAGCACGACATCGGTTACATTCGAATTGTGAACCGCACGGACATCATAACGGAACTCTACTTATCGAAGGACATTAACGAAGCCATCGGTAAGATGAAACCCTACGAACTGCAAGGGGATTTATTGCAAGAAGTTTTTCTTGTGTTGTGCGAGATGGATGAGGAACGTTTACTGAAGATGCACAAAGATGGTTACCTCAAGTATTTTGTAGTCCGTACCATCGTGAATATGGCTAAGAGCGACCGCAGTAACTTTGCTCGGACATTCCGCAAGGTTTACGAAGAGGTTGGCGATTTAGGATCAGTAGAGCCTTACGATGAGTCTATAACCGAGAAGCTGAATAAGTCAATGGAAATACTCCATTGGTACGAGAAAGAAATTTTTCGCCTATTTTCTGAGACAGGTAACTTGCTTCAGGTTTCAAGAGACACGAAGATTCCGTATAGGTCGCTTCTAAAAACCATTAAGAAAGTAAAGACTCTACTTAAATACAAAATACGCAACTATGCACACGATTAGTATCATCCTTGCTGCGAACCTATTTACGTTCTATGCTATTACTCAGTCTCGTTTATTCGAGAAGTGGGGATGGAACTTTAAGCCGTTTACCTGTCCTTTGTGTTTAACCGCCTGGGTAGGTCTAGCTCTATTCCTATTACCTGACTTCGTTACCTACGGAACTCTTGCTATGTTCGGCTCTGGAGTATTCGCTCCTTACTTTAAGAACTTCCTAATCAACATCTACAATAAATTCAACTAAATGCTATGAACAAAATGTTTGAAAAATTACAAGACAAATTTGATTTATTAATTTCATTTATTATCCAATTTTCCATTGGTACTTTTTTCGTGTGGTTATTTCTTTTAGTTTGGTATATGATGCTTACATCTGTAAACCTAATAGAAGACAGCTTTCATTTGTTTGAAAATAACTGTGATACTAAAACAAGAATAATAACAGTACCAACTAAATTCTAAATTCCAATGACAAATGCAGAGGTAGATTTCCTTATTCAGCATAAGTTAAACTTCGATTCAGTTCGACTCGGATTCACGAGAAACATTCCTTTCGATGTTCTCGGAGAATACGAGCAACTCTATCGGAAGTATTTAGATGCTCAGTTCATTCTTACCTATTGGTGCGGTGCTTGTGTGTTTGATATGCTTGAAAGATTGATTAGATACTGCGAAGACCAAGAGGAATACATTAACGCTATCAATCCACAAACGTATGAACCTACAAAAGTGGAACCTAAAAAAAGAGGGAGACCTAAGAAATGAGAATACTCGTAATAACTCAGCAGAACTCAGGAGTAGGATACCACAGGTTGATGCTACCTGTTCACTTTCTCCCGAAGGCTTATGCTTTAATAACTGACGTTCTAAGCGAAGAGACTCTTAAAGAAGGATGGGATATTGTTTACATTAATCGATTCATTCCTACTATACACATCTCAGTCCTGGAAGACTTCAAAGAGCGGTATGGATTCAAGTTAGTAATCGACATAGATGACTATTGGCATTTAGACCAATGGCACATACTCAAAGATGTTTATCCTACTCAGGCGGTAATAGATCATATCAAGATAGGAGACTTAATCACTACAACCAATGAAAGACTTTGGAGAGTTATTAGGGATATTAATTCTAATGTCGCTATTCTACCTAATGCTTTACCTTATGGTGAAGACCAATTCACTTCCGTTAAAACCGAATCAGATAAAGTACGATTCATCTACGCAGGCTCAATCACTCACGAGAAAGACCTTCAGCTACTCCAGAACCCACTAAAGAAAGTAGCATCGGACTCCGTACTTAAATCAAAAGTTCACTTCCGTTTGTGTGGGTATGATAACCCGAACAGATACTCGGAAGCGGTATGGCATAAGATGATACATTACTTTACTGCAGGACTTAAACTCGGAGACATTGAAAGGAATAAACCTGTAACTGAGTATATGAACTTCTACAATAACGCAGATGCTACCATAGTTCCTCTCGTTCATTCTACTTTCAACTCAATGAAGAGTAACCTTAAAATCTTAGAAGCAGCTTGTAAGAAAATACCTGTTATAGTTTCTAACGTACCTCCATACGATGATGCACCGCACGTAATCAAGATAGACAAACAAACCGAGTGGTATACTGCGATTAAAAAAATCACCGAGGATGCTATTTATAGGAAAGAACTCGGAGAAGCGAATTACGAATGGTGTAACGAGCATTTCAATTTGCACAAAGTAAACGTACTTAGAAAACAATTATTTGAATCGATATGCCAAAAGTAAGTGAAGCAGCAAAAATAACTTTCGGGAAAAGAAGAAAGGGAAAGGCTCATAAGAGCATAAACAAACACAATCGTAAAGAAAGAAACTACAGAGGTCAAGGAAGATGATACACGAATCAGCTTATATTCATCCTACTGCGGTAATCTACGATGGAGTAGTAATCGAAGAGAATGTTTATGTCGGTGCTTATTGCATTATCGGAAGTCCTGCTGAATGGAAAGGTAAAGAGGATAACACAGGTAAAGTGATTATCAAGAAAGGAGCAAGGCTCACAGGGTTAGTAACTGTCGACTCAGGAACGCATCAGAATACAACTATCGGAGAGAACTGCTACCTAATGAAACACTCTCACGTAGGACACGATGCGATAGTCCAGGATGGAGTTACGATAAGTTGTGGTGCGAAAATCGGAGGGCATTCGATTATCCATCAGAATACTAACATAGGATTAAATGCAGTTATCCATCAGAAGGTAGTAGTACCCGAAGGATGTATGATAGGTGCTTCCGCTTTCGTAGGTAAGAAATCAGAGTTACAACCATTTCATAAATACGCAGGAGTACCTGTAAAAGATTTAGGATGGAATCGATGAACATAAACGTAATACTCTTAGACTACGACAGGCACGACTATACTCAGAGGGTAAAGGATGTGAACTTTAATAACGCAGGATATCCTTTTGACTTTACCATAGTCGATATGAAGGGAATCTCACGAGCATTAAATCACGGAATCTTTCAGTCGAGGACATACGATGCGGTAGTTACAATGGCTAACGATATCTTAATGCCTAATAGTTGGCTCGAAAGAATGGTGCAAGCGATGATAACTATTCCCAATTCTGGGATGATAGGAATACACACAGTCGAAAGTATCTCAGAGCCTACCACTATCAACGGACTCCAAGTACACATACAAGAAGCAGCCTTCGGGAATGTTCTTATTCCGATGAAAGCAATCGACAAGATAGGATACTTTAACGAGGCTTATGATCCTTATGGAATGCAGGATAGAGATTACTCTTATCGGTTACAAATGACAGGACATCTGAATTACTATCTAAGCGGACTAAGAGCAGAACATATCGGACACGATGTAGGACAGGACACACCCTATCGAAAGATGAAAGATGAGGGACTAAGCAAGTGCGATTATTTGTGGGCAAGAGAGACAGGAAAATATCAAGAAGAAAATAACTACACTATCTATCAAACAGAATGGCTATGATACTACTACCTGCACAAGTCGAGACTATCACTACACGAAAGGATAAGACAGTCAAGATAACAATAGGCACACAGGAACTAACTCCTGCGGATGCAGCTAAGATATTTTACCTTAATCAGCAGTTCTGCTATATGGCTCTCAAGCCTGAACCATTCACTAAGGAAGAGAGCGACCTAATCGGCTCAATGAAAGCAGACCTCGACTCAGCAAAGACCCCAGGTCAAAGACTCAGGGGAATTCTATTTAGGAACTACGAGCAGGACAACAAAGGCTATCAGGACTTCAACTCCTACTACTTAGGAGAGATGGATAGGATATGCGAACACTACAAAAGCAAACTCGATTAAAATAGTGAGAAAATAGAGAGAGATGGCTAATGAACAGAATCTAAGACCATTCAAGAAAGGAGAGGTAGCTAATCCAAATGGCAGACCTCGTAAGTACGTTTCACTACTCAAGGAGCAAGGCTATAAACTCTCTGAGGTGAACGATGCTATACAGGCTCTAATGTCTATGGATGTCGAGGAACTTAAAACGGTATTAGATAATCCGAAAGCGACTATACTCGAACTGACTATAGCTAATGCTATGCTCAAGTCTCTGAAGAAAGGAAGCCTATACTCTATGGAGACTCTGCTCACACGTGTATACGGAAAGCCTAAGGAGACACAAGAGGTAACACAAGATTCGAAGATAGAGGTAGTGTTCGTGACAGGTAAAACAATTTTATAGCATTCTGGTCATCGGAGGTTTGTTTCTACTTACCTCCCTTATTTTTTATATGAGAATCGAACTACCGAACCCACATATTAACCAGAAAAGAATCCTCGACTCGCAATCGAGGTTTCGTGTTGTTATGTGCGGTCGAAGATTCGGGAAGTCAGAGTTATCGCAGATAGAGATCATAACGAACGCACTACTCGGAAAGAACGTAGCCTACATAACTCCTACCTATCAATTAGCAAGGGTATTCTTTGAGCGATTGACTCAAGCAGTTCCGTTTCAGTCAAACAAATCAGAACTTACTATTAAGTTCCCGAACGGAGGCTCGGTGGATTTCTTTACAGGGGAAAGGATGGATAACCTTCGTGGTAGGAAGTTTCACCTCGTAGTAGTGGATGAGGCTTCGTTTATTCCTAACCTCGAAGATGGATGGCTTAACTCTATTCGACCTACCTTAACCGACTACAAAGGGCGAGCGATATTCCTGTCCACTCCGAAGGGAAAGAACTTCTTCTACTCTCTGTTCTTAAAGGGAGGCGAACCCGATTGGGAGTCCTTCAGATTTACCACATACGATAACCCTTATATCGATAAGGGCGAGATAGATGATGCACGCACCCAACTCCCTGAGGTAGTCTTCGAGCAGGAGTATATGGCGAATCCTGCGGAGAACTCATCTAACCCATTTGGCTCTTCATACATAAAGCAATGTACATACTCATTAAGTACTGAAGTACCTATAGTGTATGGAATCGACTTAGCGAAGGCGGTAGACTGGACTGTGATTATCGGACTCGATAGGAATGGATCAGTATGTCACTTCGATAGATTCCAAAAGGATTGGCGACAAACAAAGCAAACCATCCTAAGCCTAAATAAAGCCCCTATTTTGATAGATAGCACAGGGGTAGGTGACCCTATCTTCGAGGATTTACAGCGTGAAGGATTGGCTATAAATGGCTTCAAATTCAGTTCTACGAGTAAGCAGCAGTTAATGGAGGGTTTATCCTCAGCGATTCAGCAAAGAAAGATAACTTACCCTGAAGGGAATATCGTAAACGAGTTAGAGGTATTCGAGTATCAGTACACCGCAACAGGAGTTCGGTATTCCGCTCCTCCTGGGTTTCACGATGACTGCGTTATGAGTCTTGCTCTCGCTTGGCATCACTATACTCGGAACTCAGGACAGGGCCGATATTCGTTTGCATAGTGTAACACCTGTAACACTTGTAACACCCTGTTACACTTGTTACACCTGTTACAGATTGCTGATTGCAAACAAAGAACGTAAGTATATAGTTTTACACATCTATTACAATAAGTTTACTTTTCTCTATTTACTATTAAAAAGTAAATCTATATGTTGTATTTTATCAAAAATGGTGGGTATGTAAAAATTGGTCATACTAATAACATCAAATTAAGATTATCTGATTTACAGGTAGCTAATCCAGAAAAGTTAAGCGTTATTGGATTAATTGAAGGTTCTCGTAATGATGAATCTGAATTGCATAATAAGTTTAAGCATTTATCAGTAGGTGGGGAATGGTTTTATTATACAGAAGAATTAATCGATTTTGTTCAAAATCTTGAAACTGATTTAATGTGGCGTTATGGATTTATTAATGAGCAAAAAAGTCCAATAGGTTTAATAAAGTTATGTAGGTTAGAAAAACATATTTCTTTAGAGGAGTTGGGAAATCTAATTGGAGTTACAAAGCAATCTGTAAAAGCTATGGAGAAAAGAGAAATTCAAGGAGCTATAACAATAAAATCCTTGAACAATGTTTTGAGTTCTATGGGGTATAAATTAGATTTAAGAGTCATTGCAAACTAACATTTTGAGCCGATAATGTTACTTATTCGGCTCAAAAATAACATAGGACACAACTCTAAAAATATCTATTTATGAATATGACTTGGAAAAACGTAAACGTATTTCAATGGCAGCAGATCGTGGACTTGTTCACGAAGTCTAAAGATGTAACTGAGTTAGACTTAGCGGTTAAGTGCGTAGCTATCTTAAAGGGGATGACTGAGTATCAGATAGATTCTATGCCTCTCGGTGAGTTAAACCCACTTCTCAAGTCTATCGACTTCATTCACGAAGAGATAAAGCCAGAGCCTCAGAAGTACATTAAAGTAGGGAAGAAACGCTACAAGTGTATCTACGATGTGCGTAAGATTCCTGCTGCTCGGTATATCGAGAGCAAATACTTTGCTAAAGATGTTAACGCTAACCTACATAGAATCGGTGCTTGTATGGTTATGCCTATGAAGAAAACTCTATTCGGATGGAGAGTAGATAAGTACGATGCGAGTAAACACGAAGACTATGCTCAGGATTTATTGGAAGCACCTGTAACTGCGGTTCTTGGAAGTGTGGTTTTTTTTTGTCTCGTTTACAGGAATTGGATAAAGGCTTCGAAGGACTATTTGGTAACAGAGATGATGGAGAAGAGCTTAACGAAGTACCAAGCCGAAGTTCTGTATCAAACTTTATGCGAGACTTTGGATGGATTTATCAAGCCTCATTGGTGGCTGAGTTCGAGAGAATCACGATGGAAGAGGTTTACGATATTCCTACAATCCAATTCCTTAACGACCTTTCTTACCTCAAAGCGAAAAACGAGTACGAAGCAGAGCAGTTAAAAAAGATAAATGGCAAAGTCAAGTAAACAGATAGAGGCAGAGATGCTGCAATTTTTGGAAGGGGTAGCAACGAATCAGAATTATGATTTAGCTACTCGTTCAACAGTTGATAAGTATATGCTTGAATCTGCTAAAGCATTTATAGACAGAGCTAAAGATAATATACGGAAAAATAATCTAATCGCATCGGGTGATTTAGAGAGTCAGTTAACATTCGAAACTGAGGTAGGTTCAGATACTTACATTCTATACATTGGATATCCTGCGGAGTCAACCGCAGCAAAGTATTACGATTATGTAAATAAAGGAGTAAGAGGTTATACATCTGGAAGTCCTAATTCTATATATAGCTTTAAGAGTCCTTTCCCAAATAGGAAAATGGCTGCGAGTATTTTCTCTTGGGCGAATAGATTAAGGATTCGAGATAAATATGAAGCTGAAGCAATTAAAACAAAATTCGGTAAGAAAAGAGCAAGAATAACAAAGATGATTTCAGAAGCAGAAAATAAGAAAAAACTCGCTTATGCTATCTCATCATCAATTAAAAAGAAAGGTATAAAGAGATCACTATTCTTTGACAATGCTAAAGACTTCGCTTTTGGTAGAGATTTCGTGAATGGTCTATCTAAGATTATGGGTAAAGAAGTTAGCTTAGTTATTAAATCAGCAACAAATGGCAATAACAGTAAATAATACTCCAGGTGCTTTCCAATCCTTTCACGAGGATATGTGGTATGTAGTTACCTCGGATAACATAGCACAAACGAGTTTCAAGTACGTCTTTGATGTGTACGTTAATTCCGTATTGGTAGCGAGAATCAAATCATTCCCTCAGCCTGATACTGATAAAGGCTTATTCAATATTGCTCCGATTATTCGTAACTATTGGGCGAGTTACTTTCAGCCTGCTACCTCACAGACTGCTTTCAATCACACAGGATCAGGGAATATGGTTTCTTTTACCATTCAGTTCGGTGAAGATTACGCAGGTACGACTTACACTAATTTAACCTCAAGTGCAGGTACAGGATATAACTACTATCCTAATATCTCAGAGGGTAAGGGTGCTTTCGATGGTACTTGGTTTGAGAATGGTTATGCAGGGGTTAACTTACTTACTAAGAGAGACCTAACGCAACTGCAAACTAATCAGAGCGGTAATAGGCTTTTCATTTCTATGAATAACTTCACCTCTGGAGTTGTTTACGATTGGAAGCTAAACGTAACTCGTAGTAATGGTAATGATACCACAGGTGGAACATTCGTAGATGTGTCAGGAATAGCGGTGATAGATATCTCTCCTGCTGCTATCAACAATTATTTAGGTGGCACTTTCATATCTTCCGCTACGGATTCTTATGTGGTAGGATTTGAAGAGTTAGGAGCAGGAACGCAAGCAGAAGTTACAGTCACAAAGATTTGTCAGCCTCGACATACTCACATACCTCTGCACTTTCTGAACTCTTTAGGTGGATACGATACGATGATATTCACTCTTGTAAATCGTGAGAGTCGTAATATAGAGCGTAAATCCTTCGAGCAATCGGAATGGCATTATCGCTCTTCTGATATGTATCGTTGGAATCAGTACAACGTATTTAACGGAGGTGCGGTTCAATTCAACACTCAGCACACAATAACCTACAAGCTCACAAGCGATTGGCTTACTCTAAAGGATTACACTTGGCTTAGAGACTTGATAGCATCTCCTGAAGTCTATATGGAGAATAGCGGTACATTCATTCCTATAAAGATTACTACAAGCCAATGGACTCAGAAAAAGCAGTATGTCGATAAGGTATATAACCTTGAATTAGATATTGAATTCGGAAGCAAAGAATTTAGCCAATACCGATGAGAACTGAAATCTACATAGAGAATCAACAACTCGACCTGTATAGGGATATCTCCGCAGAGTTTACCTACAACATCGATGATGTTAAGGACTTCTCTTCTCGCAATACTAACTTTTCGAAAACAATCGTAATCCCAGGTAATGCAACTAACAACAAACTATTCGGGCATATTTTCGAATTCGGGAGTGGTAACTTCTACAATCCTTCAGCCGATAACGTGGGTTACAACTTCAACGCGTCCAAGTCTGCTGCTTGTGTTGTCTATGTAGATAAGATACAAATCTTCAAAGGGATTATAAGACTGCTTGAGATAATCATCGATAACGGAAGCATAGAGTACGAGTGTGCAGTATTCGGTGAGTTAGGTGGATTTGTTTCTGCTATTGCTAATAGGAAGTTAGAGGATTTAGACTTCTCTGCTTATAATCACGTTTGGAATGCTGATAATATAGTAAACTCGTGGGATCAAGCATCTGGCACTACTGCTTCAGGGATGGGGTATTTCTATCCGCTTATCGACTATGGTCAAGTGTCAGTAGGTAAACACGATTGGCAGTATAAGGCTTTTAGACCTGCTTTATTCGTTCGTGAGTACATTGATAAGATTATCACAGGAGCAGGATATACTTGGGAGAGTACTTTCTTTAATAGCAATTTATTTAAGAGATTAGTAGTTCCTAACAATCAGAAGGACTTGAGCAAAGCGACTACTTTGCAGTTCAAGGCTTACGATAGTTTGATGAGTTACTTCTTTGCTTCTCCTTCAGGTACTACGAATATAGAATACATAGCTACTAAACTCGGTCAGTTTACTGTCCTCGGTAGTTATGCTTTCCAATACACAGGGGCATCGCTAAGTGCTGAGGCTAAGATAGTCTGCTCAGGTGCGACTGTGGTAGGAACAGGACAAACAGGAACTGTTCATATAGGATGGTACAAGAACGGAGTCTTTCAGGCTCAGTCATTACTCGGTCAGAATCGAGGGAACTTTAATAAGACTATCACCTTCCCGATTACATTAGCTACGAATGATACTATTCAATTCAGATTGATTTTCTCTGGAGTCTCTAATAATATGCAAGTAGATTTCTTGACTAATGATCTACAAATCAATACAAGCATAGCTACTTTAGTTCCTTATAATCTGAATGAAACTATCGAAATAAACGAGGTTACTCCGAGAGGTATATTCCAAAAAGACTTCTTTGCTTCGATTGTGAAGATGTTCAATCTATACGTAACTGAAAGCACAGAAAAGGTAAAGCATCTAATCATTACTCCATTTATCGACTATTACGATTTTGATGATACGATAGATTGGACTTTGAAGGTTGATAGGTCTAAGCCGTTTAGGATAAAGCCTATGAGCGAACTGAACGGAAGATTCTTTGAATACAAGTACAAGCAGGATGTTGATTTCTATAACGAGAATTACTTTAAGAAGTACAATGAAGGCTACGGAGATTTCTTAGAGGATACTGGTTTTGAGTTTGCAAACGACAAACAAACCGCAGAGATAATCTTCGCTGCTACTGCTCTCGTTCTTCCTGCTGCAAATGATAAAGTGCATTCTTCTATTTTCAAGCTGAGTAATACTCAAAACTCTACTTCAGAAGATAAGATGGATAGCGTAATCCGTATTCTACAAGTAAGAAAGATAACAGGTAGAAACCAATGGAAGATAGAAAACGGAACTTCTAACATTACCCCAGGAGGCGGTCAGATAACTTACTACGGATATGGTGGACATTTAGATGACCCCTACACTCCTACTTCAGATATTAACTTCGGTGCGCCTAAAGAGATTTACTTTACTCTGTCAGGTACTTATCCTTCCGCTAATTTATTTAACGGATATTGGGGTGATTACGTTGCTGAGATTTCCGATAAAGATTCTAAGCTACTTACCTGTAACGTGCGTTTAACGGATATCGATATCTATAACCTAGACTTCTCTCGACCTATTTGGATAGATGGTTCATTATGGAGATTGAATAAGGTTATGGATTACAATCCAATGGTAGATGATACCACGAAATGTGAATTTATTAAAGTAATCGAACAAACATACGCATAATGGCAGAGAAAGTAGGTATAGAAATAGAAGTAAAAGGTGGTCAAACTATTGGCAATCTTAAGAAAGACTTAAAGGAAGCTAACCTTCAATTAATAGAAGCTCAAAAGAACTTCGGTGATTATTCTAAGGAGGCTATCGCTGCTGCTCAGAAAGTAGCAGGGTTAAAAGATTCAATCCAAGAAGCGAAAGAGACTGCTGACTTATTTGACCCAGGTAAGAAGTTCCAAGCCTTTACAGGTGTGCTTACATCTGTAGCAGGCGGTATAAGTGCGGTTCAAGGTGCGTTCGGTTTGTTGGGTTCTGAAGGTAAAGAAGTAGAAAAATCATTATTAAAAGTTCAGTCTGCTCTTGCTTTATCTCAAGGATTGAATACTATAGTAGATAGTGCTAAAGACTTTCAGAGATTTGGTGCTGTTATTAAACAAACTACTGTAGTTCAAGGTATCTATAATTTCGTAATGAATGGTACAGCTAAAGCTACATCTCTTACGAATATAGCTACTAAGGCTGCTGCTGTTACGATGAATTTCTTTAAGAATTCAGTAAACGCAGTAAAGACAGCAAGTATAACTACTGCGACTGCTATGCGTGTTCTTCGTGGTATTATGGCATCTCTTGGTATTGGTGCTTTGATTCTCGGAGTTACTATGTTGATTGATAAACTTACAAGCTTTGCCAGTTCATCAGAGAAAGCAGCGGAGGCTCAGAAAAAACTCGCAGAACAAAATGAAGTAGTTAACGGAGCTTTACAGAATCAGATAGATGTTTTAACTGCGGTAGGTAACAAAGAGAAGGAAATCTTAGCACTTAAAAAGCAGCAGATAGATAATGAATTAAATGTTCTTCGTACCGCTGCAAAAGCAAAAGGTGAGCTTACTCTTGATGAGCTTAAGAAGTTTAGAGACTTAAAGACTCAGAAAGAAGTTTTAGACATCGAAGAGCAGAACAGGTTAAATAAGATTGACAAAGAAGCAAAGGAAAAGCAGGATGCTAAAAATAAAGAGCAAGCAGAAAAGAATAAAGCAGCTGCTCAGGAGCGTGTAGCTGCTAATAAGCAAGCTGAAGAAGATATTAGAAAACTACGTCAGGAGGCTGAATTAAATGCTATTACAGATGAGAACCAAAAGAAGATTCGCCAAGCTGAAATAGATTTTGAAAATAGAAAGCTTGAAATAGAATCACTTAAAGCAAGCGAAAAACTAAAGACTCAGCTATTAGTAGAAGAACAAAAGATAAGAGATAAAGCAATAGCGGATGCTAAAGCAGCAGCACAACAAGCGGAATTCGATGCTATTTTTGCAAGATTAGAAAGAGAGCAGGAGTTAGAAGAAATAGAAAAGAAAAGAATAGCAGATGCTAATCAAAAGGAGTTCGATGATTTATTCGCTCAATTAGATGCAGAAACTAAAGCGGAGGCAGCAGCAGCAGAAGCACAGAAGGAGATAGAGAAACAAAAAGCAGACTTTAGAAAGCAGCAATTAGATGAAGTAGCTGATGCTTTAACTAAACTTGGAGATATTGTAGGAAAACAAACCGCAGCAGGTAAGGCTCTTGGTATTGCTACTGCTTTGATTAACACTTATCAGGGTGCTACTGAGGCTCTGAAACAGAAATCTACATTACCTTCTCCATTTGACTTCGTAGCTAAAGCTATTAACGTAGCAGCTATTATTGCTTCAGGTATTAAATCAGTAAAGGCTATCGCTGCTGTAAAAGTACCTGGAGGCGGTGGTGGTGGCACTCCTCCTATACCATCTACTTCAATAGGTGGAGGTGCTGCTCCTATTTCACCTTCTGCTCCAATACAAAATACTTTAACTCAATTAGACCAACGCTCTATTAATCAGTTAGGTTCTGCTACTAATAGAGCCTATGTATTGGAATCAGACGTTACAAACTCTCAGGAAAGAATCACTCGTATTAACAGAGCAGCAAGATTAAATTAAAATCTATTTAAGAATATGGAAAAGGAATTACCAATTTACAGACTCGATATAAACGAAGATCAAGACTCCAACGTAGAGGTGGACTTCGTGGCTCTTGTAGACAGACCTGCTATAGAGCGGTCGTTCTTGGCTTTCGCTGACTCGTATAGCGATTACCCAGATGCGGTTAAGAATAACGCAAAGAACGCTCTTAAATGGGCAGAAGAAAACGGATGGGGTTCGTGCGGTACTCCTGTAGGTAAACTCCGAGCCAATCAATTAGCGAACGGAGAGCCTATCAGTTTAGAGACTATCAAGCGGATGTATTCGTTCCTTAGTAGACACGAATCCAACGCGGATAAGTCTAAAGGCTATGGAGATGGATGCGGTCAGTTGATGTATGATGCTTGGGGTGGTAAGTCTGCTCTTAGTTGGGCAGAGTCTAAGATTCGCCAATCGGAGAAGATGTCTTTCGAGATTCAAGATGAGGAAGAAAGAATTATATCTGGCCCTCTGATGTTAGCTGATACTCCTATTTACCGATACGATTCAAGCGGAGAATACTACGTTGTATTCACCGCAGATACTATCAAGAAAATTGCTCAGAAGTATTTCAAAAAGGGTTATCAGTCTAACGTAAATCTGATGCACGATAACGGAATGACAGTCCAAGGTGTAACAATGTTCGAGAGTTGGATAGTCGATGAGAAGCGTGGGATCAAGCCGATGAAGGGTTTTGAAGATGTAAAGGATGGCTCTTGGTTCGGTTCTTTCAAAGTAGAGAATGAGGATGTCTGGGAACTCGTTAAAGAAGGTAAACTAAAAGGATTCTCAGTTGAGGGGGTCTTTAACTATTCGAAGAGCGGAATAAGTAATCCACAGAAAATGATGCAGGATATTATAGATATCTTACATCAAGTATCTTAGTAGTCTCATAGCGTTTAGTTTTTGGTTAAAATCGGGGGGCGTTTCTACGCTCCCCTTTTCTATGTGGTAACATTCAACTCCCTCACCTATTTATGGTTAAATTATTTTATGACCCCATTAGAAGCACTCTTGCAAATTAAGCAGATGTTCGCTGAGATGCCTCCTGCTCCTGTGCAAGCACAAGAGATAGAGGTATCAATCGAGCCTGCTGCTCCTGAGTACAAAGAATATGTACTTAAGAACGGAGCTAAGATCAAGATGGATAAGCTCGAAGTCGGTGGTAAGGTTATGTTGGTAGATGATGCAGGTCAAGAAAGTCCTGCCCCTGCTGGCGAACACGAACTCGCTGATGGAATGATTATCGTACTTGATGAGAATTCTGTGATTACTGAAATCAAGCAACCCGAAGAAGCACCTGTAGAAGAGGTAGTCGATGAGGAGCTAAGTAAGAAAATCGCAGAGATGGAAGCACAGATTGAGGAGATGAAGAAGGGCAAAAAAGAACAAGAAGTTAAGATGGCAGAAGCAGAAGCAAAGTTTTCGGCTGCTATCAAAGAACTTACTGATGTCGTTTTGCAACTGATTCAGACTCCTTCTGCCGATGCTACCGAGAAACCTAAGCAAACATTCAACAAAGTAGTACCGAGCAAAGATTCTCGGATTAATACTTTTTTGACTAAATACGCAGGAAAATAAAAATTAAAATTAAAATCTAAAATTTACAACAATGGCTTTTGACGTAACCGCACTAACCAATTATACCAAAGAGAACGAGGCACTCTTGGTAACCAGTTCTGTACTGGGTGCAAAAACTGCCACATTGATTAAGAACGCTGGCAATGTATTACCAGGGGTGAAGTCAAGTGAGAAGGTGAACATAATGGATACTGATGCTATTTTCCAAGCAGGTGGTACTTGCGGGTTTAATAGTTCGGGAACGACCAGCTTCTCTCAGCGAACCCTCACAGTTGGCAAAATAAAAATCAATGAGTCTCTGTGTCCTAAGACTCTTGAAACTAAGTATCTGCAGAAGGCTCTTCCAGAAGGAAGCCGCTACGATTCTATCGCTTTCGCTGCTGACTACACAGATAAGAAGTCTGCTCGAATCGCTGCTCAGTTGGAAACTTCTTTGTGGCAAGGTGATACCGCTTCAGTTAACGTAAACCTGAATAAGTTCGATGGTTTGGTTAAGTTGATTGGTACTTCTGCCGTTGAAGCTAACAACGCTACATACTATGGTTCTCCTGCTACTTCTATCACTTCTGCTAACGTGGTAGCTATCGTAGATGCTCTGTACAAGGCTATCCCTGCTGAAGTAGTTTCTAAGGATGATATGACCATCTTCGTAGGTCAGGACGTATTCCGCACTTATACCATCGCTCTGAAGAACGCTAATATGTTCAACTATAGCTTTGATGGTAAAGCAGATAGCGAGTTCTTCCTGCCAGGTACTTCTATCAAGGTAGTAGCTACTCCAGGTCTGAATGGTGTAAACAAACTCTACGCTATGCGTTTGAGTAATATGTTTTTGGGTGTCGACCTTTTGGACGAAGAGGCTAATCGTTGGGAGCTGTTCTTCGCCAAAGAAGCGGACGAAGTGAGATTCGTATCTGAATTCAAGATGGGCGTTCAAGTAGCCTTCTTGGATGAGATTGCTTCTTTCATCATCTAATAAATAGGGGGGCTAATCACCCCCCACTTTTTAACTTAATAAATCTTATATAATGGCTTGTGCTTTAACTCAGGGATACACTCTCGATTGTAAGGAATCGCTCGGTGGTATTAAAGCGGTATGGCTGATTTCTCACGCAAACGTGAGTGCAGTTACAGAGGCTTCTGGTATCGTTTCTGCGATTACTAAAAGTGGAGGAAATGTATTCTATAAATATGAGTTGGTAAAGAACACAGGTGCTTTGACTGAGACTATTACTGCTTCCGTAGAGAACGGAACTGTATTCTATGCTCAGGAACTCAGCATTGTTCTGAACAAACTCCAAGCGAATACTCGTAATGAGATTCTGCTTCTCGCTAAGAATACTTTGATGGTTGTAGTTCAAGATGCAAACGATAAGTATTGGCTCTTGGGTCGCTATCAAGGTTTGGACATCACGGGCGGTACAGCAGGTACAGGTACTGCTCAAGGAGATCGTAGCGGATATACGTTGACTTTCACAGGTGGTGAGAAAGAACTCGCTCCTGAGGTTAACAGCGGTATCATCGCAGGTCTTACTTCCTAAGGCTTTCGTGGCTCGTTATAGGTAGGTAGATAAGCCGTCTCTTCGGAGGCGGTTTTTCTTTTTGGGAAAAAATCAGAATTTATCTATTTAGTAGTATGATTCACTTCACTAAGAACACAAGCTCCACAGCGATAATGACTTTAACGGAGAAGCAGACTTTAACGAGTCCGAATTATTTGTTCTGGTTTAAGAGTCGTGGCACTAATCAAGAGGTGGCTTTTGTTATGCTTAACGCTACCGATGTATCTCAGCACAAAGAAAGGTACAATGAATTTTCGGTAGATGTAGATACTCACTTTGCTGATAGTCCCGAAGGGGATTGGGAGTACGAGATTTACGAGCAGGCTTCTACGAGTAATACTGATCCTGACTTAGCTACTACTCTTTTGGAAACAGGTATTATGCGATTGAATAACTTAGGAAATCTTTTGCAAGTTAACGTATATAGCAACGAATACGATGCAGAGCCTGTGGATGCTTTGCTGATTTCTGATGAAGATTATAGCGGATATCTAAATAACGAACCTGATAATACTGTGATAGTTCCTGAGTATCAACCTACGAGCTACACTACAAACAATCCTGATAATACATTCATAAGTTTATGATGGACAACATTGTGATATTAAGTTTCGCTGAGGCGAAGCAGCCTGAGTACCGAGAGAAAAAGGGTGTGGGGTATATTGAGTTCGGTGATAAGAACGACTATCCTACTTATCTCTTGGGTCTTTACAATAAGAGTGCGAAGCATAATGCTATCGTGCGAGGTAAAGTTAACTACATCATCGGGAATGGTTGGCAGAGTGATGAGGTAGATGCTCAGGCAGAATTATTTATCAAAGCTCCCAATCCTTACGAGAGCCTTATCGATATTACTCGCAAAGTATCAAGCGATGTTGAGATTTTCGGAGGTGCTTACTTGGAGGTGATTTGGAGTAAGGTCGGTGGAATGTTGGCTGAGATTTCTCATATCGATTACACTAAGATTCGTTCAAATAAAGACAATACTCAATTCTGGTATAAGAGTGATTGGTCGGATAGAAAAGAAGAGCCTAAGGTTATTCCTGCTTACAATACTCAGAACCGAGTAGGTAAGCAAATAATGTACATTAAAGAGTACCGACCTGGGTTGGATACCTACGCACTACCTGGGTATATGGGTTCTCTGAATTATATCGAGAGTGATGTAGAAGTATCTAAGCACGTTTTAGGTAACGCACAGACTGGGTTTTCTGCAAGTAAACTTATTACTCTACCGAATGGTGAGCCTTCTCCCGATGAAAAGCGGAACATCGAGAGGAGATTTACAGATAGGTTCAGCGGTTCAGATGGTAAGAAATTTATTCTTTCTTTTGTTCAGGACTCAGCACGCAAGCCTATCGTAGAGGATTTAGGGGCGAGTGATTTGACTAAGGAAGATTTCGGTCGTGTCGATGAGATGATTCAGCAAAACATTTTCGCAGGTCATCAGATTACCGCTCCTGATTTGTTTGGTATCTCTACTCCTGGGGCTTTAGGTTCACGCTCTCAGATTCGTGATGCATACGAGATTTTCAAGAATACTTACGTTAATGATAAGCAGCAATTCTTAGAGGCTATCTTTAACAACTTAGCTAAGCAGAGAGGGGTTACTTCAGAGCTTACGATTAAACCTGTTGAGCCTATTAGCTACGAGTTTAGTGAAAGCATTATCGCTGCAAATATGACTAAGGATGAGATTCGTGAGAAACTTGGTCTCCCTCCTTTGAGTCAACCTAGCAATAATCCTTCTGCTGCTCCTGAGCCTTCTCAAACGATGATTAACGAGCATCTGAAGGGAATGAAGGGTAGAGAGTGGCAGAACTTCCAAAGGATCATTCGTGAGTATAACAAAGGAAAGATAACTCGTGAGCAAGCCTCTCAGATGTTAAAGAGTGCTTACGGACTCGGAGAAGAAGAGTTAGCTACTTGGTTGGGTGCGGATGAGTTTTCTAACGATATGGACGCGGTTATTCAAGTGTTCTCTGAGTACGGAGAATCGGTTGATAACTATAAGACTTTAATGACTCGACAAGTATTCGGTAAGGATTTGGAGCAGGAAGAATTGGCTTTTCGGGATGAGGTAATCGATGATACTCTCGATAAGAAGATTCTGGATGTAATCGCCAAGAACAAAGGGATTCGCGATGAGGATATCGCTAAGGCGGTTAAAGAGGATTTAGTTGTCGTTCAGGAGCGTATTAACAAGCTGAAAGAGTTGGATATTATTACAATCAATTCTAAGGGGGTTAAGAGCCTCACCAAGCCTCTATCTGATATTATTGATAAACCTGTTAAGACTTCGTTTTTAGTCCGCTATTCGTACGAATGGAAGTCTATCGTGCCTACGAGCGAAAGAAATACCGCTGCTCACCCTTCTCGCCCATTTTGTGCTAAGCTGATGCAGTTGGATAGACTTTACTCTCGTTCTGAGATTGAGTCTATTTCTCGGAGATTGGGTTACTCAGTATTCGATAGAGGCGGTGGATGGTGGAATATGGGGGATGGCGTTAACTCTCCTTCTTGCAGACATCAATGGGTCTCCAAGGTGGTAATCAAAAAAGATAAATAAGATGAGCAGAAACATACTTTTTATATCAGTACAGACTATCAAAGATAGAACGGGCTTGCACTCAAATGTTGATGACAAACTGATTAACCCTGAGATTCTAACGGCTCAGGATATGTATATACTTCCTGCGTTGGGAACAGGACTATACGAGCGGTTGCAAGATGGCATACAGAACCAAGATTTGACTAACGATGAATCGACTTTGTTGGATACTTATATTACTCCTTGTCTGGTTTATTTTGTTATTTCAGAACTTCCGATGGGTCTCTCGTATCAGTTCTACAACAAAGGAATGATCCGTAAAAGCGGAGAAGGTCAAGAGAATCCGAGTGCTTCTGATATGATAGACGTAGCGGATAGGTATAAGTCGAGAGCGGAGTTCTATAAGCAAAGACTCGTTAAGTATCTTAAAGAGAAGTCAGGTACTAATATCTTCCCTCTCTACAATAACCCAGGGAACGGCTACGATGTTATCGTACCAGATAACGAAGCCTATACTACTTCTATTTGGCTCGGAGATGATGATTGTTGTGCAGGTAAATCATTCGAAGAGCGATATCAAGGTAACATAACCCGATGCTGTGGCAAATAAAACCTACTCACTTAAAAACCAAAAGAAGCTAAAAGTCTTCTTAGAAAAGCAAGAAAATGGCTCAAACCTTAAATCAGATAGTTCAGACAATAACCAACTTAGCGAACGCACATCAACAGATAGAGAGCGTTTACTTCGGAGACTTTCCCGATTACCTAAGTCGGGGAACTGATAACGTATATCCTTCCCTTTATTTTGATTTGACAGGAGGTCAGATTCAAGAGAGAAGTTTAGTTCTGAATTTCTCTTTGTATTTCTTTGATAGGATGCTTCACGAAGAGACTAACGAGACTGAGGTTCTTAGTGATATGTTAGAGGTGTGTCAGGATATTATCGCTCAGTTGCGTTCACAGACTTTTGAGTTCGATGAGGGACTGAGTGCTACTCTCTCTTTCTTTACTGAAGATACTCCCGATTTGCTCGCAGGAGTTCGTGCAGATATTACCTTAGACCTTCCGTATATCGCTAATAGATGCGTAGTGCCATCGACTTTCCAATATCCAAGTTAATCTATTTATAGAAAATAAAATAAGATGCCAAATAAAAAGATAAACGAATTAACTCCAAGAACTCCTACGCTTACAGACTTGATTATCGTGGGTGATCCTTCTTCGGGTTTTTCATTCAAAGCTACTCTTTCGGTTATTTCTAATTTTGTAGGGAATAACATTCAGTTCAGTTCTTTAGGTGGCATTTCTTTAACCTCTCCTACCAATGGTCAGGTATTAACTTACAATGGAACTAATTGGGTTAATCAGACTCCTGCTGCTGTTCCTGTTTCAAGTGTGTTCGGTCGCACAGGTGCGGTTGTAGCTGCGGAAGGTGATTACTCTCTGACTCTTTTATCTGATGTTACTTTATCTTCTCCTACTACTAATCAAGTTTTACAATACAACGGAACTGCGTGGGTTAACGCTACTTTCGTGGCAGGTATTAATTCTTTGAATGGATTAACTGCTACTACGCAGACTTTCGCTACCGATACTAACGGAACGGATTTCGCTATTACATCTACTACTTCTACACATACTTTCAGCTTACCTATTGCTTCCGCTACGAATACAGGTAAACTCTCTTCAACTGATTGGAGTACGTTTAATGCAAAGCAGTCTGCGATTACTTTAACTACCACAGGATCAAGCGGTGCATCTACTCTCGTAGGTGCTACTCTTAATATCCCTACTTATACGCTCGCAGGATTGGGTGGAGTTAGTGGTTCAGGAACTACCAACTACGTTTCCAAGTGGACGAGTTCTACTGCATTGGGGAACTCACAGATATTTGATAATGGAACGAGTGTATCGATAGGAACGAATACGCCTGTAACAAGGCCGGGAAAATGGTTGCAAATCACTACTGATGTAAATGACCAAACCGCTCTTGTAATTAATAGAAATCAATCAGGTGGTAGTTTCAATTCAAGATGGGATATTTATATACCTGCAAGTTCAAATGCTTTGCGTTTATATAATTCAAATGCTGGTGACATTGCAACATTTACAAATAGTGGGCGACTACTAATCGGAACAACTACCGAATCGACTTTTGAATTAGACGTAGTGGGAGACATCCGTTCTACATTAGATGCCAACATAAACGGATTGACAGTAGGTCTTGGTGGGGGTCAACTTGTAGGAAATACTGCGGTAGGATTTCAAGCTATAAATGCAACTTCAACAGGTGGTGCCAATACTGCTTTGGGTTATGAATCATTGAGAAACTTAACAAGCGGAGTAGCAAATGTCGGATTGGGTTATCGTGTTTTAAGAAGTATAACAACAGGTCAGAGAAATATTGGGATAGGGTCTAATTATTTAGGTGATGGAACATCGACATTATTCACAACAACAACAGGAAGTTATAACACGGCGGTTGGTATTGGCTCGTTTTATAGTTCAAATTCGGATGGTAATACTGGTCTTGGTTATGGCACAGGTCGTTCTGTATCTTCGGGTACATACAATACGTTAGTTGGTTATGAAAGTGGTGGAACGATAACAACTGGTGGTTTCAATACTGGTCTTGGAATGGGTGCTGCGTTTAGTGTTACAACAGGAACATATAACACATTCATCGGGGGCAACCCTACTTCATATTTTGCGGCTGGCGGTAGTGGAATTACAACAGGAAGTTTTAACGTAGTTATTGGTTCAAACGTAACAGGTCTCTCCTCTTCCCTCTCCAATACAATCATATTAGCAGATGGACAAGGGAATCAGAGGTTGAGAATAGAAGGAGGTGCATCTGCTGGGTTATTTACAAGTACTCCATCAACATACTTAGCTGGTGTTGTTGGGTTATCAATTTTTAACGGTACTTCTGCTGGATTTTCCCTTGCGACATCAAGCACAAACTATACTCTTGCATATTTATCGTCAGGTGGTCTTTATAGTTGGTATTCTGGAACAGTTGGTGGAAGGGTTGGAACAATGTTTAATGCAACAGGAAACTGGCTATTAGGTTCAGGAACCACAGACGCAGGCTTCCGTCTTGATGTCAACGGTACTGCGAGAGTGAATAGCGTTATTTTCAGCAGTAATGCAAACCAAAGAATAATAGAGTATAATAATATATCAGGTTTATACCTACAAAATACAGCCGGTCCAGTATATCTTAATGGTACAATGACCGTAAATAGAACTGGTGATGTTTATATAAATAATAATCAAGCAGGTTCAAGATATATCAGTTTAACTTCCAGTTATAGAATTAATACTAACGATGGTTTAGGTAGTCAATTTGGATTAAATATTGGTGCAGATGGGACTCGAGTAATGCAAATTTTTAATGGAGGTAATGTTGCGTTTGAAAAAGCTATTGATTATACAAGCACAAACAATGCAAGTGCTTTAGTATCTATAAACTCTACCACTCAAGGTTTCCTACCTCCGAGAATGACTACAACTCAAAAAAACGCTATCACAAGTCCAGCAGCAGGTCTTGTTGTCTATGATACAACATTAGGCAAACTATGCGTTTATACTACCGCTTGGGAAACAATAACAAGTGCATAATCTCTTAAAATAAAAACAAATGAAAACAATTCAATCAGTTAACGTATGGCAGAACGGAGTAGTAAAATCTGCAACTAAGTTCAATATGAACTCGGTATTCGATAACCTGGAAGATTCAGCTACGTTCTTTTACGAACTCCTTTCAGCGAGTCAAGATTCAGAAGGTAATGAAGTTCTGACTCAGGTCGCTCAAGGTAACCTGTCTTTGAACGGAACGGAGTACGAAGGATGGGATGGATCAAATGATGCTGCCTATATTTGGGGAGCAGGTCAGTTGAGCCTGACAATTATTTAAGAATTTCTATTTACCTAAAATACCTAATATGACATTAAAACTGCACGAAGTAATCAATCTCTACTACGAACTTAACGGAGTAACGAAGCAAACACAAGAGGGAAACGAAGTCGTTAGCCTCGGTATCTTGAAACAGAAAATGTCCTTAAAGAGTAAGGTCTATCTTCAAAGATTGAACAAAGTAGTATCCGATGAGGTCAAACTCTACGAGGATGCTAAGAAAGAACTATTCGAAAAGTACGGAAAGCAGGAAGGTGATTCTATGTTTATTCCTACTGAAAGTATCGAAGCGTTCAATCAGGAGCATTTAGATTTACTTACCGCAGAGAAGAGCGTAGATGTATCTAATCTGTGGGGATCAGACCTGACTCTGGAAGCATTGGAAACTATCGAGACTGATGAGTTCTATCCTCAATTATTTGACTTGATAGATTCTAAAAAATGACAGATTTAGTTTTGTTTTTAGTAGGTCAAGCCATTGCTATATTAGTTGGCTTGATTACTATTTACAGTAAGATTACTCTTAAATTAAAAGAGTTAGAGATTAGAGTAGAAGTGATTGAAAAGGAAGATGATTATATGATGCAGAAACTTGATAAAATCGAGAGAGCTATCAATAACATCGCAATAGAATTACAAAACAAAAAAGACAGAGAATGAGCAAACTCTCTTTTGGTTGGTCGCACTACTTCAAACCCACTCCTAAACGGATGAGAGTCCTCGGAGATTCTTTAGCAGCAGCAGGAACATTCGGAGCAGGTATCATTATCCTTAACGGACATCCCATTTTGGGAACTATTGTAATGTGTTTAGCGGTAGTAGGTAAGTTTATTTCAAACTTCTTTACTGATGAACCTAATACAAACTGATTTTCCATCTTCTCAGTATTTCGCTGAGGAGACTCCTAAAAAGCAAATTTATCTGCATCACACCGCAGGTAATTCTAACGCTATTAATACGTTCAAATGGTGGGCGAGTAATCCTGAGCGTATAGCTACTTGTGTAGCGATAGCAGGAGATGGGCAAATCGTACAAGGTTTTTCCTCTAAGTATTGGGCGTATCATTTAGGAGTGAAGCGGTCTGTGTTTGATGTTTATGGCTTTCCGTTTATCAACTTAGATAAGATATCTATCGGTATTGAGATTTGTAATTGGGGTCAATTAAGCGAATCCAATGGCAAGTTCTATAACTATGTCGGTGGAGAAGTTCCTAAGAGTGAAGTAGTCGAGTTATTAAATCCTTACAAGGGGTGGAAGTATTTTCATAACTATACGGATGCTCAGATAGAGAGTGTGCGTGAATTATTGGTATTGTGGAATCAGCGTTATGGTATTCCGCTTACTTACAACGAAGATATATGGGCGGTAACTACGAGAGCCTTGAAGGGAGAGCCAGGAGTGTTTACTCATAACTCAGTCCGCAAAGATAAAGTCGATATTTACCCTCATCAGAAGATGATACAAATGCTCAAATCTTTATGAAGTCTTATCGCTTAGCTTTGTATTATGCTTTTATTCTGACTCTGATAGCTATTCTGCTATCGTGTAACCCTGTCAAGCAGGTTCTAAAAGATAAAGAGAAGCTCGATAAGGTCGCTGAGGTAGTAGTCAAAAGTGGGTATTGTGCTAACGATACTACGATAATTACGAAGAGCGATACTACGATTCAATACGATACTACTTACGAAACTCAAATACAAATCAATGAAAAAACAGATACAATCCGCATACCGAAAGTTATCACTCGAACTATCATTATTCGTGATACGATTAAAAGTGTGGTGGTTGATAACGCTCGAATCAATCTTCTCCAACAGGAGATAAACGCCTACAAAGAGTCTACCTACAAGCTGAAAGAAGAGTTATTAAATTGGAAAGAATTAGCTAAGAAAAGATGGTGGAATCTTTGGGGTCTGATTATTTTATTCAGTATCTACATTCTACGTAAACCCATCTTAAAGCTAATCAATGTTGCTATCTAAAAGAAGGAGACTATACTTCGATATCGAGACAAGCTGTAACATCGTATTTAGTTGGAATGTTGGTCATAAGATCAACATCGATTACTCTAACATCATTAAGGAGAGAGCCATTATCTGCATCTGCTACAAGTGGGAAGACGACCGCCAGGTCTATGGCT